ATCGCCTTCACGCCAATTGCGGCGGATGGCGAGGATTTCCAGCGAGGTCTTATCGACGGTGATGATGTACGGCAGTTCACGTGTGCCGTCATCGAACTCGTCGATGCCCTCGGGCAGGATGAAGTCAATGTGGTACTCCAGGATCTCATAGATCTCGTCGTCCTCGTGGAGCACACGCTGGCGACGGTCGGCCAGGTCTTCCATTGACCTGGCCTCCCCTTCATACGCATAGGTGGGCGGATCTGGCAGATCAATTTGGATGAACTCGCCACGCGCCATTGCCCGCCGGATTTCGGCGCCAGTCATGGGGTAGCGATGCGCGTAACGCGGGCAGTTCTTGATGTCCCGGGCAAAGTACGGCGCGATGAAGTCCTCAGCCTTGACGTAGCGCGCATGCGGCAGTCCGTCCCGAGGGTCAATCCACGTCTTGCGGAACGCGCTCCCGATGGCCGGCAGGTACAGGAGCATCTGATCGGTGTCGCCGTAATAGTCCGGATCTTCCACCGTCAGGTAGTAGTTCATGAAGTTTTCCGCACGCTCGACCATCGCGCGGGTTTCTTCGGTCGCCTCGCCGGCCAGGTCGCCCTTCACCGGGCCTGTGGCCGGGAAGAACTCCTCGATCGCATGCGCGTTGAACTGCACGCACGCTTCGGCCAGTACCGGGTGCTGCATCGCTGCGGCGCCGGGGAATGGCAGGGTTGAGGGGTCAGCCTTCTGGATGCCAAGCAACCGCATGGCGGTATCCGACAGCGCCTCCCAGTCCTTGCGAGACTCCAGGTCAGTGCGGGCGTACTCAACGAGCCGCTGGGCGATGCTGGCCCGCTGGCTGGGGCTCAGCCGTGCGGCGAGGTTGGCGGAAAAGCCCTCGGATTCGGGCTCAATGGCGAGTGCGGAGCGAGGACGGTTCTCGTCCGGGGCGAGGTCTACGACTTCATCTCCGCCCGGAAATGCAGTGAACTCAACCCCATCCGACCGGCTGGTAACCGGCCCTTGCGGATGGAGTTCTATGACTTCTGCGAGCTGCTTTGCCATTCCTCGTTGCCCCCTCTGCGGGGGTGGTTATGGCGGCAGCTCGCTGGGCGAGGGGCCGGTCGGCGCTGATCATACGCCAGATGATCCGTTGAAAGTCAAGTCCTTGGGCGTGCTCCTGCACACCCAGGTGTGCCGTTAGCCGTTTTATCCGTCGGCAGTTTCACCCATAGAAGCCACTCCTGCGCGTAATCTTTGGATCAAACAGGGCCAAATCATCCTCGTTGTCCTCGTCGTCCGCAATCTGTAGATCCAGGTGCTTGCGCATGTACTGGAGGGCGAGCGCAGCGGATGAAACCTCGTCGTCGAAGTCCACATCGGGGAACTTGGCGCATGTATCGACGAATGACTTTGCCCATGCCCGATCGACGTACCAGATCGAACCCTTCTCCAGCATCAAGGACGCCATATGCGCGCGGTAGATCAGATCGCCCTGGACCTTGATCGCGCGCACCGGCAAGCCCTTGGCGCGCAGCTCCTGGATCAGTGAATGGCCAGATGCTTTTTTCTCGATCAGGATGCGGTCCGGCTCCCAAAGCTTGGCCGATTCGATAGCTTCATCGCGCATCTCACCGAACGTAGGACGCCACTTCTTGCGCTCCAGCAGCATTGCGTTGACGCGCTCCCTGCCACCCTCGCCCTTATCGGCGTGCAGGAACACACCCCAGGTCGTCCGGACGGTAAACGAATCCTCCTCGCCTGCCTCAAATGCCGTGTCGTAGGACTGAATCAGCTCGATGAACTCAGGCAGCGGGCGCTCGCTCTTTCGATATTCCTTGTGCCAGCTTGGCCACTCCCACTTGCGCCACCACTGCCGTTTCCAGATCCGCCCTCCAGCGCCCTGCGGGTTTTGCTGGTACTGCGCCTCCCAAACGCGACTGGAGACAGCCTCCTTCTCCCGCTCCACCGTATCCTCGTCGTAGCGCTCCGGACACAGCAGTGAGCCTGGAATCGTGCGAGGGTCTTGGAATATCGGCTCGCCTTCCGAGCCCTTGCCCCGGTTGATGTACGTGACGCACTTGCGTGCGGGCTCGAACTCCATCGGCAGCGACAGCACCACCCAGCGTTTCTCCTCGCGCTCCAGGACATGGGCGAACAGATCCATCGAGTGCGACCGCTGGCCGATGTAGACACGGCGGGCAGTGTTGGGATTGTTCACGCGGGAGCGCCAAGCGGTGTCATGCCACTCGATCACCTGCTTGCGGGCCGCCTCGTGCTCAACCTCAGCAGTGTTGTGCGGGTCGTCCAGGATCAGGTAATTGCCGCCTAGGCCGGTCGTGCGTGAGCCTACGGAAATCGTCGTGCGGTAGCCGCCAGCCACGGTGGAGAATCGATCAACGCGGTTCTCGTCCGAGAGGATGATGACGTTCGGATACCTAGCCTGATACCACTCGGATTCAACCAGGCGCCTCATCTTGGCGGCATCGAGTTTCGCCAGCTCGCTGGCATAGGAGGCACACAGGAACTGCTCCTCGGGTTGATCGCACCATACCCATGCGGGAAACGCCACCGAGCAGATGCTGGACTTCGAGCTTCGCGGCGGAACGTTAATCATCAGGTTGCGGATATCACCCAGCACCACATAGGCCAGGTGGTCACAGATCGCGTCGATGTGCCAGGACGGGACAAACGGAGCCGGGTCGATCAGCGGCCAGATGGACCGGACAAACTTGCGCAATGAACGACGGCACAGCTCTGCCGTGACGGCGGTGTAGTAGCGCTCTACGCGCTGGGCGGGCGTCAACTCGCTGAGCTGGTCCAACATGCGCACCTCGCACTCATCGCCTTCGCGACGTTGCTGTTCGACGCAACGCGGACTGCATCAATCGTCGTCGCGGGAATTCCAGATAGCTAAATGGCGGCGCTGAACGCGCGGCCTGAATCAGGATACTACTTTCGGGCCGGCTTGTTGCCGACAGCCTCTGCTACCGCATCCTCGATGACTTCGCGCCGGGTACGGATGCGGCGCGCGGCAGTGGCAGCCGACAGATCCCGCGTCGGGTTGTCCTCAGCCTTCGGCTCAGGCTTCTGCCTGCGCCTGCCCTGGTACAGGCCTGCACGCTGCTCCTGACGGGCCTTTCTCAGATGTTCCTCGATCATTCGCCGGCGCGTCTCGCGGTCCGCTTCCCTGACGGTGCGACGTTCGACGTTTTCCCGCTCGTTGCGTATTTCACGGTTTGGCATGCGTTTTCTCCTGTGAGTTGACGGTCGTACTCAATGGTCCCTTAACCTCCAGCACCGCCCCCCTCGTGCGGCCCGATATGACTTTTTGCATCTCAGCCTCGAGTGCCTCCAGCGTCTCCAGCGGCACGTCGGTAAGGTCCACGTGCGCGTGCAGATGGCGGTGGCGATGCTCCAAGATGATCTTCTCGCTGAAGGCGCCAAGGTGTTTGGCCAAATCAATCAGGCGCCCTTCTTTATCGCGCAGTTTGTAGTCCAGAGCGCCATCCTTGCGGCGGTAAACGGTGATCGCCACCATTTGATCGCGCGTGAGCTCATCAAGGCGTTTGCGCCGCGGCACCTTGACTCGCTTACCCTTAATCACGCGCTCCTCAAACACCAAGTAGTCGTACTCGTTGACGAAGGCGATCTTCGCGATCTCCTGCAGCACCTGCTCGAGCTCGATCGCGATTTGTTTCGCGTTGGCCTGCGCCTGGTGGGCGCGTAGCCACTGGATGTAATCGTGGTACTTGCGCACCACCCTGTAGGCGTTGGCGTTTGCATCTTTGGCAGTCCACCCGGCCCGCAGGGCGGCTTCCCTGGCGTTCTGGTCCTTCACGTACTCCTCGCATAGTCGCTGATACCGGGCGTTGGTCGGCATCAGCCTGGGCAGGCCGTAGGTCAGGTCCAGCTCTTTGCCGGGCTGTTTGGCCTTGCGGGTCATGCGTCTACCTCACCATCGAGCCGATGGCCGAAGCGCACGGCCAGTTCCTTGCGCTCGCCCATGCGTAGTTCGCGTTGCATGTAATCCTCCAGTGCATCCCGCAAACTGAGGTTCGCGTCCGGATCACGGGGGTGATCGTAGGCGTACTGATACCGCTGCATGAGCTTGCTGGCCAGAGGATCTCCGAGCTTGGCCAGCCGTCCGATCTCAGCCCCGTAGGTGCGTAGCACCTCCTGCACATGCGCCCACGGCCAGGACCGAACCCCACCGTCCGACATGCGATTACTCCACCACCAGGTTAGTCGGCGGCATCGGCTTGGGGTTGACCACGATACCCACCACACGCTCGATCTCGGTCGCCGACAGGGTGATGCTGGCGACGTTGGACCGATCGGACCGCGCACCGCGCTGATTGACCACGTGGACCGCGAAGTGCCACGTGCCAGGCGCCAAGTCCTCGACCACGAACCGATCCGCCGGCGGCGAGGGTTGGTTGACTGTGATCTCCTGGGTCAGGGCGTTGGGGCTCGTGCCATAGGCGATGACGAACCCTTTTGCGTCGCTGAACTGACTGCCATCGGTGTTTTCGGTCGGTGGCGTCCACCTCAGCGTAACGGCGCTCTTCGCCGGCCACGTGCAGCGCAGGTTGTACGTCGCGCTGCGGGTGATGGGTGGCAACGTTTCGGTTCCGGATGCGCCCTTCTCCCCGCTCCAGTCTCCGGATGCGATGCAACTGGCCGCACCAGGCGCGCTCCACGTCAGCACCGGCACGACCTCGCCGTCGCCGGTGGTGGTCTGCGCGGAGAAGGTAATCGTCGGCAGCTCGTCGGCGTGCGCCCGGGTGGCGCAGAAGCCCAGGAGCATGACCAGGATCAGCCACGCTACGAACAGCCAGACGCTGAGCCACGTAATGTGCGGAGGTCTGGACCGAACGTAATCGTCAGCATGCTCGTCGTTTGGTTCGTACATCGTCGCTCTCCACGGTTTGATTACTGGCGC